GTAGGACAGGTCCCGGAAAGCATCTTAGTGTATATTCTAAGAATGGCTCATTATGGGTGCAAAGCCATTACACCAAGGGTTGTGCAATTGATCAAATAACTGGCAATTTGTCAGTGGCAGTATTATCTCGACCTGACCCCGACTTCTTCGTCGGCTGGGCAGAATTACCAGCTCTAATGCTACGACAAGAGCATCCATTTGAATTGATTTCAAATTGGCCAGACCATGTGGTCCCAAGTTTGTTATATAAAGCTAACAACCTAGATATCGGAGTACTCCAATGAAAACACCAATCACAGAATTTGACGTAGTGTTCATCAGCTATGATGAACCAAATGCAGATGAAAACTATGCTGACTTACTAGAAAAATGTCCGTGGGCTAAACGTAGCCATGGAGTATATGGTAGCGATGCTTGCCATAAAGCCGCGGCTAAGTTAGCTGAAACAGAACGCTTTATCACAATTGATGCTGACAACAAAGTTCGCCCTGACTTCTTTGAAATGGAACTTGACTTAACCAAGTTTGATCGCAGTGACGTACTAAGCTGGAGCGGTAAAAACGTTATCAACGGCTTGGTGTATGGCAATGGTGGTGTTAAGTTATGGCCCAAGAAAGTTGTTGAGCAAATGCGTACACACGAAGCAGTTGATTCTGGTGCAGGTGCTGTAGACTTTTGTTGGGACATTCACTACCATCAGTTAAACAACATCTATTCAGATGTGTATAACAATTCTACCCCATATCAAGCATATCGTGCAGGATTCCGCGAAGGTGTTAAGTTAGCACTACACGATGGCAAGCCAATGGACTGGAGACAAATTTCTTCACGCAACAACTTTAAAAATCATCGACGCTTGTTAGTTTGGATGAGTGCAGGTCAAGACGTACAAAATGGACTGTGGGCCATGTATGGTGCTCGACTAGGTTGCTATTTGACTAACCTACGCAAAGACTGGGACTACAAATTGGTAGCAGACTTTGAATGGCATAACCAGTACTGGAGTGAAACAGTAATGCCAATGTTTGCTGGCAACGAAGAAACATGTCCAGTGTCAAAGTATAGCTGGAGCAAAACAGCACTTATGTCTGAAACTGTAAAGTTAGGTAAACTATTGCGTCAAGAATTAAAATTAGATATTGCTGAACTTGACGAAGCCGGTAGCAGATTCTTTAAGGCAAGTTTCTTTAACCCGCATCGTTTAGCACCGCACATTAAAGAAAGTGATGTTGAACAGTTTATCGCCGAGTAATGTTAGATATCTTTTTCATCTCAATGGGCGAGGAAGGCAGCGAAGCCAACTGGCAACGCTTGCTTCAGCTTGCGCCCACAGCCAAACGTGTCGATAATGTAAAGGGCATTTATGAAGTTCATAAAGCATGTGCTCAATTAAGCACAACCAAAAACTTTTATGTGGTAGATGCTGATGCTTGGGTACTGGATGGATTTAAATTCCATTGGGAACCTGATGCTAATACATTACATTGGAATGTACCCGAAACAGAATGTGTATTAGTGTGGCCAAGTCGTAATCCTGTAAACGGTTTAGAGTACGGTTATGGCGGCATTAAAATGTTCCCTCAAGCTCCATTTTTAGAAGATAGAGAATGGAGGGTTGATTTATCAACCACTGTGGGTCGTGCCACTGTCAGTAAAGAACAAGTCAGTTGTGAAACAAGATTTAATGCAACTCCAGAATCTGCCTGGATAGGGGCATTTCGTGAGTGTGCCAAACTTGCGTCACTTTCAATGATCAAAAGCAGAGTACGGCGTGCTGTTAAAAATAAAACGCTGGAGTTACAACAATTAGCAGATCATATTGCTGCGGAAACCAACTGGTCACCAGAAAAACGTGCAACACATCGTAAGGTGCAGACCATGCTAATTACTGATCGCTACAGCTACGAATCAAACATTTACTCCTACTGGGCAGAAATTGAAGAATGTAGTCGTAGAAGATTACACTGGGCCACAGTTGGATGGGAAGCCAACAACGGAAAGTACAGTATTCTTGGGGCTCAAGCAGGATCAAATTTTGGATTAAAGTATAGTGATGACTTAGCAATGCTGGACAAGATCAATAATTGGGACTGGCTAAGAGGAGAATTTAAAAATGTCAATGTTTAATGTTAAACCAAAGAAGCAAAGTACAAGAACTACTTTTGCAGACATTCCAGTGGTGTTTCTAAGTTTTGACGAACCCAACGCAGACGCTCATTGGAACATGCTACAACAAGTTGTGCCGCACCAACGTGTTGCACGAGTGCATGGAGTAAAAGGTTTTGATGCGGCTCATAAAGCCGCTGCCGACAGTTTCCCTACTAGTGATTATGTTATCACAGTTGATGCTGACAATCAAGTAGATCCAAAATTTTTCACTAAACAATTGCCACAGAACATGACAGGGCAAGTTAGCTACACTTGGGGCGGACGTCAAGTCACTAACGGACTTATGTATGGCAACGGTGGATTGAAAATGTGGAGCACTGAACATCTTGCCAACATGAAGAGTCATGAGCTTGCAGATGAAGAACGTGATGCTGTAGATTTTTGCTGGGACTTTCAACGCTACAAAGAACTACCAGGATGCTGGAGTAATGTGCATACAAATGGCAGTGCTTACCAAGCGTTTCGAGTTGGCTTTCGCGAAGGTGTAAAGCTGTCAATGGAACAAGGCCGTTTGTTGGCATTCGACGAATGGTCCTCTACAATGCATGCCGCAAACTATCAACGATTACTGACGTGGATGACTGTTGGCCTCGATGTTGAGCATGGTTCCTGGAGCATATATGGGGCAAGACTTGCAGTCAAATTATTGCAGTACGACGATTTTGACTTTGTAAATATTCGCGATTACGACTGGTTTAAAGAATTCTTTAATATGCACAAAGACGCCAATCCAGTAAAGGCCAGCAAGAGTCTAGGAAAACAAATAAGCGATGGATTGGGTTGGATACTTCCGGATCTTGATGCTGATCAAAGTGCCTTTATCAAACAAACTCAACTGCACCCTGACAAGCCATTGACATATGAAGATGTTGAGTGGCGTACCAATTTAAGTTTATATGGATGGTTCCGTGGATAAAAATACAGAGTTAAGATCATCGTTATTGTATTTCGTTGACGAAGCGATTGGCTACAGACATAGCCTACACTTCCTTCACCGTTGGTTAGAAACAGGCGAACAATCGGAGCTGGAAGGATTGATACTTGAAGTTGGCCGTGAAAACTTTGTAGACTTGCAACCGTTACTAGACACTGTTCGGGATTCTAACAATACGGCTGGTCTTGTGGCACTAAGAAATTTTATAAAAATCAACGGAATTTACAGGCACGACAACCCAGCTATTAGAATATCAGCACCGCCGGACCTAGACAACAGTGTCCCGCAGTACATTGAAGGCAACTCATGGGTCATGCACAATTGGGTAGAACAAAATACTCATAAAAATGTAACACCGTATTTTGCAATAGCCAAGGCATATGGTGTCTTTCAAGAAGCTCGTGACAATTTTATCAAAATTTTCGACCTGTTGGAATTGATGTTTGGCACAAACACAACCTTGTTCTCAGCAGTAAAGAACAATGATATTGTTTTGCTGGGACAACTGCTATCTAAATATTATCCAAGTTGTGAAACACATATCAATAGACTTGCACGTTCACTTAACGAACATCCAGACCTAAATTGGGCAGATGCGTTAAGTCGCAATCAAGTCAAAAGCAAGTTGTGGCTGATTGAGCAATTGGATGCTCTTAAGCTCTTACCCAAGCCTAAAAGACAACTAACAGACCCTACAACTCATGTGCTGTTAGTAGGTGGCTGGGTGGGTATGCTGCCGTTTTTGGCAGATATGAAAGGTAAATTCCTTGACACTGTAACCAACATTGACATCGACGAAAGTGTGCATGCGGCAGCATCAGATTTAAATTCTATTACTGCATCATCTTTTAGAACCAGCAATAAAGATGTAAGAAAACTTAATATTGCAAAATATGACAAGCCATTGGTAATTGACACAATCGTTGAGCACTTTACTGATCACGGGGCCTGGGTCAGTACGTTACCAAGAAAAGCCATGATTGTGCTACAAGGCAACGACATGTTTGATGTACCTGACCATGTCAACTGCCATAAAACTCTAGAAGAGTTTGTTGGGGCATGTGGGTTAAATAACATTATCTGGAGCGGAGAACTAAATCTCTATAAATGTACCAGATACATGGCTATTGGTACCACATGATATTTGACAAACGATTTAAACGTTACGATTTTAAAATTGACTTAGATAAGCTACGTGCAGAAACGTACACGCTGATGTACGACTATCCCAACGGAGTCTATCATACTCAATGCTCGCTTCAAACTGACGGCTCAGATGATTGGGCCGCTGGAGTTGGTTCCAAGCCTGATATCAACGAATCTATTTGGGATAAACTACATCCTAAATTAGTAGGTACATGGTGGGAGGAGTTTTTTGCTACTCTTCCCTTTAAAGTCTATCGCGCTCGACTATTAACCATTCAACCACGTACTTGCTATAGCTTACACATTGATCGAACTCCACGCATACATATTGCTATTGAGACTAACCCACAAGCACGATTTATCTTCTCTAATCCGCCGGCTGTGCGTTACATTCCCCCAGATGGACATGTATGGTGGGTCGATACTCGCCAAGAGCATTCGGCAATGAACGGCAGTATGAAGCCAAGAATTCATTTTGTTGCTTGCCTGGACAACACTGACCCCGATTAAGTCATACATACAGGTATGACATTAGAAGTTATTCATACCTGTGCCGAACACTTTAGTAGTATAGAGCCACTATACAAAAACTTCCTAGCAGAGATTGCAAATGACCCATTGCCAGCCATGGTTAATATGGGATATGATCTTCCTGCGGGCCTTGGGTACATTGTTAATAACAAAACCCGCTGGACAGAAAAAACAGGCCAAATTGACCTGTTACTGGACGCTGGTAAAATTGTAGGTGTCAGTGCAGTAGAAACAAGCTCACTTTCGGGTGCATTTGGCAGTGGTGGCAATCGTTGCTGGTTATTACCCAAGTATCGTGTGCATAATGAAATTACCAAGTACCTGTTGGCATCAAACTTACAGTGGTGCAAAGAACGCGGTCATGCGGGTATGATTTTAACATTCAATGATTACAACAAATGGATCTACACTACAATCAAACGTCGAGTACGTGGTCAAGCTGGCGCATTAGGTCCAGTTTGGAGTGCCTGGTGGAATGATTGTGTTCCGTTTGAACGTCAATTAAATGTTTTTAACACACCCCAATGGGCAGTAGTAAAGCCAATTGCCAGCATTGAAGCAGTACTTGATGGCATGAATAACATTGATAGAGAATTTGGGATAGCATGATTATAAACACGGAACGTTCGCATTTGAAATATTGGTACGGTGATGACCGTGGCCAAATTTGGCGACGAGACAATTTAGAAACAACATCAATGAGTGTTGGTGGCTGTGTTCGTAAGCCAATGAGCTTTAAAGCAGAGTTAATTAGAACTGCTCGCATACTAAACAAAACTTATCCAGACCTAACCATTTTTTTAAGTGGTGGCCTTGACAGCGAAATGGCCTTACAAAGTTTCTTATCAGCTGGTATCACTCCGCGTGTTGTTACTGTTAGATTCCCTGACGACAAGAACTTACACGACATTGGTCCAGCTATGCGAATGTTAGATCACATGGGGCTGAAGTATAGCGTCATTGACATTGATCCAGAAGAGTTTGTAATGAGCGGAGAAGCATTTGAAATAGGTGCTCGATTCCAAGGTTACAGTTTTTATCAACAGCTACTGATGAAAGTGGCATTGCAGTACAATGCTCCAATGATAACCATTGATGAAATTGAATTAGAAAAACTGCCCAGCATCAACTGGGAAACCGGAGAACATTACGATAGATGGTGCTTTTTGAAAAAAGAAGACCAGGATGGCGTATGGCGACGTTTCGCTGATGCAACAAGCATTCCTGCACTCAATAACTTTTACAGCTACAGCCCCGAATCTATTTTGGCTTTCTTGCAACTGCCAACAGTAGATGATTTAGTAAATGATCGAATCTACGGCAAGCTGGGTTGGACCAGCAGTAAGATGAAAATTTATTCGCACCTTGGGTACAACTTTAGAAAACGTCCCAAGTGGCATGGCGTCGAAAATTACATGCACTTGTGGGACCATGTTAGATACAATGTCTATGCCAAGTCAAACTTAAACTTTGATGAGCGTAACTATGTTATGCCAATTGATGAACTGAGACAAAATTTAATTAACGGAGTAGAGACAATATGCAATATAGCCTAATGCCAATGACATTTGATCACTTGCCGGGACTTGTGGAATTTGCAGAGCATATCTATGCTAACACAGATCCTGACAAGTATCCAGATTTTAAAATATCAAACGATATTGACGATGCTGAAAAACGTAAAAAGTTCTTTTCGGCTTTTATGTTGCCCAGCACATTTAACAACTATAACATTAGACAGTGTTACGCACTTGTTGATGAAAACGGAGTGTATCAAGCTGCCGTTGGAGTCAAGCGTTGGGCTCATATGCCAAGTTGGAGTTTAAGCTGGTTACTAAGTCCCAGTATTGGGGTAAAGTTTATTCCAATGTTTAGAACTATTATTGCAGAACTTTGCAAGGTACATGAAGCCGCAGGTATGAACGAATTTTATGTAAGCTATCCAGCTCATCGCGAAGCCGCATACAGCAAGATCATGTTGCCTGTACGCGAAAATTACTACAGCTTTGTTGAATGTACAATTGAAGCTAACACTCGTAGCCACTATAGTTTTATTCATGAACTAATGGGGCATGCACTACATCCTCACGATATGAACCTGCGAAGATATATACTACGCAGAGAAAACACATTACCGCCAAGCCAAGGAGGTACGGCAATCCCTTTAAGTAAAGCTACTTCATGAAAAATTGGTTAAAGAAACAAGCTGAGTTATACAAAAAAACTCATCAAATTCCGTACATTCTTGCAATATGGTTGCCATACCATATTGCCGCAATTGCTACGATTGCATACACTGTTGCAACAGGTTGGTCGTGGCACTACTTGTTGCTGGCCATTTGCGGCTGGGTATTACTT